CTATGATGATGTCTCCTGCTTGCAGTTTTCCAAAGTTACCAGCATTGAGTTTCTTTGTAATACGCTCTTTGTTAGATGATGTTGTTTCTGCTGATAATAGCTTAGGAGTGAGGATGCCGTAACCGTAAGGTGTGATATCTCCTGTTTCACAAAGCCAAAGGTTTTCTTCTTTAGACGTTATAAAAAAGGGTTCTACAGCTGCTATCTTCCAACCGCCTTCTAATGTAAATGTAGATTTAGAAGATCTTTTCAGTTGGAGCATGGCAGTAGGCGATAAATTTAATACAGTATTTTGTGACAGCTTTTCTAATGACAAAATTGCCGTAGAACTTACATTAGATCTAACAGTGTTGAACTGTATATAGTTGTATATATACTTAGCCAGATCGTCAGTTAAATCGTTGCTTTGCGTTTCTTGTGTTATAACTGTTTTCTGTGACTTTTTCCTTACGTATCCTATGTCTTTAGCATCAAAAAAGATAATTCTTTCTTCTTTTATCGGTTCTATGAATTTATCAATAGGCTGTTTTAAGTTAGCGAATAATTTGTTAGCTTCTTTCAAAGACCGCTTTTCTGCAAACAGAAGAACTGTTTTCTGCTGTGCGTGTGGTGAAAAAGCATGCTCAGGTAGCCCTATAATGGCATAAACACGAAAGTAACACAGCAAAAGCTTACGTGCATCGGTGTAGTCTTTGCTGTCAAATATAGAAATAGGTAGAACAGCTCCTACCTTACCTCCTGTGGTTAACAGCTGAAACCAGCGTTCTACAAATAAACATTCTGAAGCAGTTGTAGTATCGCCTTTATAGGGAATGTAGTCTGACATAACAAACTGCTTTAATACACTGTCTGCTCGCCTGAGCTCTAAACTGAAAGGTGGGTTAGTAATGATATATTCAAACCCCTCTTTGTTTTTAACTACCGTCTTTGTGCAAGTGTTATTTAGTTCAATAACATTCTTGGTGATGATATTAGGAAGCGGCATGCTGGATAAAGAAGAAAGAGCGTCGCCTACAAATACGTTAGCAGAACCATCGCCGTGAGCTACCATGTTTAACTTACATAGAGCCACAGCCGTAGGATTATTGTCAATACCAAACAGTGTTTTGCCTGCTAAATCAGATATTTCATTGGAAGGACTGTTTTTAAACATAAGCTTCATCGCTTCCATAAGAAATGTTCCAGAGCCACAAGAANGATCGAGAATGCGACTGTTTTCACTTGCATATCGCAAACCTAATGCCTTACAAACAAATCTGGCTATNGAAGGATGTGTAAAGAACATGCCACGTGACTGCTTAAAAATAGTATGCGTAAAATCCAAGAAAACGTCACCAATGATATCTTCTTCTACTGAACGAAAACTTCTCATTCGTAAATTTTGCAACTGCGGCACAACATCAAGTAAAACATCTTCCTTGTTCCCATAAGAGAGGATCTGCTTAGATGTAGCTATCTCAGGGTTTTCATGTAGCAGTTTTACTACAGCATCTGTGTAAAGGTTGTTAATACGTTGAAATAACTGCTGTTTGTTCACATAGTCTTCGGGTAAAACTTGAAACTGTGTTTGATAGTTTGGAATCGTTGCAGTGTTGATTTCGTCTTGCACCTTTGCCAGCAGCAAGTTAGCAATTAAGAAAAAAGCTTCATCTTCTATGATTCCATGTTTACGAAGGCTTTGGTGTAGCTTCTCTGTAAGCAGAAATTTTAAGGCACGTGCATTATTAGCACTAATACTCATATCCTTCTTCTTTTTCAATTTCTCCAAGTTCTTGTTTTATCTCTTTTATAGTTCCTTCAAGAAATACTTGAAGCCAGTTTTGAGTATCGTAATCACCAAGCCAGTAAAACTCCGTCATTTTCTGTATTTCTTCTTCTTTTTCTTCTTCAGTCATGCATTCTTCCCAAATATACTTCTGCATTTTTTATTTGTTCCCAAGCCGATAGTACATTCTTAGTTATTGATGTCTATCGATTGCAAGTAGGTACTCTTTTGAAGGAGCGTAAAGCTTTCTGAAGTAATTCTCTAAATCTGCAGTCGACGTTTTGTCTTTTATGTAGTCGCCACCGTTTCTACCTTTCACAGAAGTTTTGACAGTTTGGAGCTTCAAACCTGTCCTTTTCAATATTGTTAGTATTTGTGTGTCTGCACTCAAGATTTCCTCTATAAGCTCAACATCTTCAGGCATTGGTAGTGATCCTCCGAAATCTTTTCTAAACCAGTGCCCAACAGTATGTTTATACTGATCAGGAAGTCTATTCACTACATCATGTACGCCTAAACCTCTGTCTTTCCGCAATAAAGTTAGATATTGAGCGATCGCTGGTTGATCTATCCTATATAAACGCATCTTTGTAAAGTACTCACCTAGCATTACTTTCCTAGCTCCAGGTGAAGCACCCCAGTTTACCCTATCCATAGAGTAAAACTTCGTGTTCATAACGCGTGAAGGTATATTTCTAATTTGCGAAAACTGTATGTCTCTACTCTTTGTACTTTGAGCTTTGTATTTTTCAAGTTCGTTAAGAGCCTCGACAACAGTATTCGGTTCTTTAAATACAGGAACAGACCTTAGATTCTTCCAAAGTTCCTTTCCACATTTTGGACAAATATTCTCTCCTATCGGATCAAATGGATTCTCAAGCCTCTCACCACAAAAAGGACAAAACAGTTCCAACCCTTCCATCACAAATTCGTCTTCCAGTGGATGGATCGCAAACTCTATACTAGTTCTATCTTCCCACCTAACTTCGACTAGCCTAGGAAAGCCATCTTCATACTTCGCTATTATCTTTGTCACTTGACCTTTCTTCGCATTCTTGCTAAGAATATCCTGTACTCGCATCCCTAAAAACTCTGTTTCCGCCCAATTTCTCTTTTCGTCAGATTTAGGGGGAACTCTTACACGATCTATGTAAAACCTGTACGCCACTCTTTTAGTATCTTTAGCGAACATAAAAACCGGAAACCATGTTTGCTTGTCCTTTACAACTAGCATATTCCTCAAAACATATCCGTATCTGTTCAGCGAATACGAGTAATACAAAGCATCCAGATTGTACTCTCTAACACCCAAGAAGAACAAAGCATCTTCTCTATGATACTGCTTAAACTCCTCAGTAAAAAATCCTTTCAAAAACGCCATAAATTCCTGAGAGTTATCTACAATGCAAATCTCCCCATAGCGATCTTCTAATAACACCTTGGGCTCTGGAAGTTCAGGCAGATGAACATCTTTGATAGCTTCCCACGAGTAAGGAATGTCTTTGACCTTTATGACCTTCTTTATTTTCGCTCTATTCTCTATTATTGAGACGAATTCCTCATTCTTTTCTATCATTATCGAATATAAGCGCTTTCCGTAAAAACTCTGTCCCAGCTGATAAACTACTTTTGCAGTTGTTCCAGTTCCCGCGAAAGGATCAAGCACAACATCACCGTCTCTAAGGTCTACACGGTTTAAAAGTTCTGCCACCAGTGCCTCGGGGAAAACAGCAGTATGCTTCCAGGGAGTAGCTTGTAAGGGAACTTCGAGTACACGTGCTGCTCCTTTTTTATAAACACTATCTCTTGTCTTTGTGAAAACTAGTACTGGCTCGTAAGTATTAGTGAACCTATCTTTTACAGATGAAGGCATATGATTAGGTTTGTACCATATTAAAATGTCTGCTAGGTACCAGCCACGACGCACCATATGATAGGCTAACCGATAAGGTATTTGAAGAAGCATGGACTTACCATACCTACTTAAATACTTATCTCCTATGTTCAAGAAAAACACTCCATCATCTGTCATTTTCTCAAGAATTTTGTCGAAAATGGTGATCAATCTGCCAATATACTCCTCTGGGGTCATTTCCCGACCTATTTGACCTTCGAAACCATAATCCCTTTGCTTCCAGTACGGTGGAGAAGTGACAACAATTCTTACAGAATTACTTGGAAGTTCACATAAACATGAGTATACGTCCCCGTTTAAGATTAAGTCTTCCATTAAATCACCTTTGTATTANTGCTAAGTGGAACGATGCTTACGAAGAAACAGGAGAAGGATTGTCAATCACTAATTCAGGAATGATTTGTGGGAAGTTAACAGAACCTAATTTTATTGTCAGCTTCACACAACCTGTTGGAGTGGGTCCGAACCCTTTCTGAGTTCCAAAGCTTGTTCTATTCTCCCATTCTTCCTTATAACCTGGACTTCTCACAAACCAGCAAATGTCTTTGAAAGGTCTGCACTTCATACTTATTCGTTCTCTGGCTATTGGCACAATATAACCTTGGTGATTGTGTCCGTTCCAAACCACATTGGCATCTGGTAAATATACTGCTTGCCTGTTAGTTTCAATCACTCCGCGTGTTACTTTACTGTTACCTCCTCCTCCGTTGTGCGAGTAATACAGCTTTACTGACGCATTACGATTATAAGCTTTTAGGAAAAAGACAATCCAGCCAGTCCATTCGCCTGTTACTGCGTTAGCTCCTTTTAAGTTTAACAGCATCGTCAATCGATTCATTAAATCAATGTTGTTTCTTTTCTTTACTTCAGTTTCATGATTGCCTTGAGCTACCAAGATGATATTCGTAGCGTAAGGAGATAAAAACTCAGCACTATCTTGAACCACAAAATCAAAATAATCCTGCCTGCGATATTCGGGACGCAGTTCATCTAAACTGGAACGTGGGTCAAATCTTCCTTGCATTGCATCAAACCAATCTCCGCCGAGCACAATAAGTGCATCTTCTTCTTTTGCCTTATTTAGATGCTTTTCGAGTGCTTTTCTATTGCACATAACAGAATCAAAATGCACGTCTGAAAACAAGTATATTTTTAGAATTAACTCGCTATCGTTAACTGCATTAATCGGTAAAACACCCTCTTTGAACTTTGAAGTTTGCACCAATACGTTCACGCTTTCACCTCTTTTGCAATTAACATGCAAATATTATAACATAAGCTATGCATGTATAAACCTGTCTCTTTTGCAGTTAATCGGGGAATTAAAAATTTTAATATCATTTTTATGGTTTTTAAACATAATTTTAATAATTTTTATTTTTAAGTTGCTTTTTTTTAACATCTTTTTTTTATGTTGCTTTTTTATCACGTTTTTTCGTCCTTTTTTAAACGCCTTTTTTATCCGCCTTTTTATGTTCAAGCCTGTACCCTGAACGTTAACACCCAAAAACAAAATTGTCAATCTTTTTTAAGTCTCTTTTTATGTTTATGCAAGTAGAACACAGTCTTAAAATAAAAAGGGAGCGCTGAGAAGCGCTCCCGTGGTATTTCGGCTTTTGTTACTTTCTTACTTCCTTACTCGTAACGCCATGCCTACCACGTAAACCCTTCCTGCTCAAGCATTCGCATTACTTCAAACACTTTTGCATACTCGCCTTTAAACTTTGCCTCGCATAAGTTTGCGTCAATGTAAATGAGCGTAAACCCTAAATCATCCAACAACTTTACGCACGTTCTAATGTCTGGACAATACCACACATTGACTGTCAATGCACTTGTCTCTCCATCACTCACAAACTCAACGAACCTCTTCAATGTTTCCATGCTTAACACCTCCTTTTATCTTACTAACTACATTATAACGCTTTGTGCGTTCCGTGTCAAGTGGTAAACAATTGTATACATGAAAACACTTTATAATGCTTAACATTTATTTAACATGAAACGTAACAAAAAGCTGCTTGTCGTGGTATAATATAACCATGAAAACAATAAAAGGAGGAGCAGAAAATGAAGAACACAAAAAACGAAAAAGTAAATAATAAAAGAAAGGGGATTGCAATGTTTGAATTAGTTGAAGTAAAAACAGGTAGAATCATAGGACGATATGGTTATGATTTTGATGAATTTATCAAGACAAAATATGGCAGCTTCTTCTCGCTAATAACAGATGATGCGTTCATACCAGGGGATGTTATGCCTGAATTTGCTTGGAGGAGAAGCAAAACAACTGAAATTTCTTTCAGGAAATGCGGACTGTGTTAGGCGAACCCGATTATTCCTTTTAGCTTACAGCTACCGTTACGGGCTGAACGCAGCCCGTAACGTTTTTTAACTGCCTTTTTAATCGCTTTTACGGGTTTTTACCTGCTTTTTTAAACTGCTTTTTTAAACTGCTTTTTTAACTGCTTTTTTTTGCTTTTTTAACGCCCCTTTTTAACCGCCTTTTTTATCCGCTTTTTTATGTCCTTTTTAATGTCCCTTTTTAAGCTCTTTTTTATGTCTAACAATCAGAGACACAAAACGTTTGCTTTCCAAAATATTAAGCTTCTAAAATATTCATCTTCTAAAACATTTGACACCTGAAACATTTGACATCAAAATATTTTGGAATCTAAAATATTTGGCTGTCTTATGTTTCCAATCTCTTGTGTTTCATCATGATGATATTATACCATCAAAAAGACCAAATAACAATGGTATACAAATAAATACATATTGACAAAAACATAAAACATGATATAATAGAATTATGAACACAAGAAAGGAGATGAGAGAATGAGGACCGTGAAGAAAATTGACCTGTTTTGTGAAGCTGAAGGCTTGGACTGGGAAACATTCGAAGAAATTATAAAATCCGTGTTGATGCTGGAAAGCAGCAAAGATGAAACAGAATTTACTGCGCAAGACCTTCAGGACCTTCTTGATGCTACCAGCGAAGACAACAACGAAGACCTTGCGGAATTGCTTGCCAAAACTTATGACATTGACATTTGGCATTGGTATGAACGTGAATTGACAGCAAGGACAGAATATATCAACGACTTTGTTGAAAATTTCGGAATTGACACGGAAAAATTTGACTTTTGGAAACTGTTGAGAGAAGCGCACATAAGTTATATCTGCGACCAAATCCAGAAACTGCACGAGGCAGTGAAAAAAATTGTTGCCAGACAAGAAAGGAGATGAGAAAAATGACAAGAGAAAAAGAGAGCTTAAAGGAAAAACTGGAAGACATTGCGGGAACAATCGGAATTATGTCAGATTATTCATGCTTGCCTGATTATGAAAAGATGGCATTAAACTTATTTTACCAAGTTTTGGAATCAATGCCATACAACGAAGAATACGAAGAAGATGAAGAATTTTTTAATGAAGACCTTGAAACTGCAGAAGATATTTTTAGACACAAAATATTTGTAGAGCTTGGCATAATGTCTGAAAAACTTGACAAGCTAACAAGGAAAAGGAAACTAACATATGAAGAAGCGAGAGCGGAGATAATGAAAATTTTTGATGTTTCTGATAATAGAATATGCAGGATAATTGAGAAAAACATAAAAAATGAGCTTATAAAAGATGCTTGCTTTAGAACGTGGCAGAAAATAGGAGATTACATTTATGAAGAGATGAGATTAAATTAAAACGCATCAGCTACCAGCATGGGCCAGCCTGTAGGCTGGCCTTTTTCATTTAGTATTGACAAATGGCCTTTAAAGTGGTATAATAGAAGCATGAAACAAAGAAAGGAGGAGAAAAGGAATGTTGAGAGACCTTGAGAATGGCAAGGCAATCCTCGAATTTGAAGACTGGGAGAGAGAAGCAAGGCATCACTGGATGGACTTGGGAGAGCTGGGAGACTTCGAAGCATCTTACCTTGTTTTAAATGTTGAAGGAATGACTGATGATGATACCATAAACGAATTTGAGGCATTGGGATACTTGACCACACCAGAAGACCAGATAAAGAAAATATCTCTGAGCGCATTGATAGACTGGAATGCCACCGTTTGGATACCTGTCAAACTTGGAGAATTGAAAAGCGGAGAAGCAAGCGCATTCGACATTTACAGGACTGTGTGGGATTACTTCGAATTTGTGGAGATTGACAAAATAGAGACTTATTGAGAATTGGAGAAGCTGGGACACTGAAGAATGTCCTGGCTTCTCTTTTTTTCTACTGCTTCAGCTATCCTATAAAATAACTTGTCTTAAGTAATATGTTTAATTTATTAATTATTAATNATATATGTATTCTTATTCTATCCTTTAACTTCTTTAATATCTTCCTTGTATTCTTTACTCTTAACTATTAATATATCTTAGAATATATAAAGCTTTGTCTTATTCTACATCTGTAGAATGAAGAAAAAGAAAAAAGATAAGGCTTGAAGAATTTACCATTTTTAAGCGCTTTTTTATGTTTTTTTTAAAATCCTTTTTTAATTTTCTTTTTTTTATCCTTTTTTAACTTCCTTTTTTATCTTTTTTTTTCACCTTTTTTAAGTGCCTTTTTTAATTTCCTTTTTTAAGGCTCTTTTTTAATGCCTTTTTTTAAGGCCTTTTTTTTGTTAAGCCTATGTTAAGCCAATGTTAAGAGATTCAGGCCTCCGATTGTTAAGCCAAAGTTAAGAACGTTAAGCCAATGTTAAGGCATGGTTAAAAACATGTTAAAATTCTGGCATGCCTTAANATAAATGTTAAATAGGCCTCCAGGCCTGCTTATACCTATATTATACCACAGTTTAAGGCCCTAAGTGTTAAATTAATATTAAGCGTGCTAGCTGGGTTATAAAATTGAATAATTCCAAATTATAAATTAAACGATTCAAAATAATCTGTATGCCCAAAAGTGGTATACATAAAACTACCAAAAAGCTTAACATTTGCTTAACACTAAAATGTTGACAACTATAAAAAAAGTGGTAAGATATAGTTAGGTCATGAATGACCAAAAAGAAAAAAGGAAGGTGGAAGCGATGAGGAGTAACAAGCAAAAAGCAGGTGCTAGATGGTTAGATTATGTGGGATTCTTCGAACCAGCATTCTACAAAAAGGCTTACATTGAAGGCATTAAAGCTGAAGCGATTGCTGAGAATGGACATGTTGTGACCGTATCGATATACTGCACAATATGGCTTGAAAATGGATGCGACATAAATCGCTGGATCAGTTACAATCTTAAAAGCGAACTTAGCACGGTATCGCTAAGCTTAGATGAATTTTACACGCTTAAGCCTGAACACTTAATTACGCTGGTACAGCAAAATTATTATCCAGCGACAGCATTTTAAAGGATGGTGAAAAAGATGGATATTGACAGAATAGAAAGGCTAATTAGCGAATTTATAGAGGAGCTGGAAGAAGCTTGCACAAGTGGGAATTATCATCTACTAAATGCCATCGATGCGCTCACTNNTGCANTNATGGAGCTGGANGCACTGGACTTTTCAACCGAAGTTGAAGATTACTTCGGTTGAAGATTNACANCCCAATTTGGGTTATGGAAGGTGCACCTAACACGGTGCACCTTCTTTATTGTTTATAAGCTGGTATACAATTAGGTGCCTGTGGAAAGCCCCCCCCCGTTAAAAAAATTATCCACAGCCGCTCGTCTACTTCCCTCNCGTAAATTTTAGGTAAAAAATCCGATTTAAGGCATTTAACGAATTTACGATACCGAAATTGTAAAATTAGGCATTTTGGATATAGTTGTGAGTAAATTATCATGAATATAGTGAAAACGCAAAATACACGAAAAGTGGGTATGGAAAAATCAATGTTTCTTGGCACTAATTTTTGACAAAAACACGTATTTTAAGATTATAGGATTTTAAGGATTTTTGGTGTTAGAAAAAAAAGTTAAAAGCCGCTTTATAATTAAAATATAAAGATAAACAATAGAAGATAAGAGTAACANATTAAAGATAAGAANAACATGTTCTTCTTCTTTTTCTTTTTTTTTAACTTAAAATATATAATTAAAGAAAAGAAAGAAAAGAAGATATTCTTCTTATTCTTATCTTTTAATTATTAATTAATAAAAAAAGAAAAGAAGAATATATTAATTAATTAATATAAGGTTCTAAAGAAATATATATTAAAATATATATGTTCTTTGGTTTTTAATTAATAAATAATACTTAAGATAAGTAGGAGGTAAAATATGGATTTATTCTTTAGTTTAAATACAGTAGAAGATAAAAACAAAGAGATAGAAATGTTACTTATAAACAACATAGAGAATTTTTTCATTAAATTAAAAGCTGGAAAGCTTAAAAAAGAAGATTTAAGTAACATAGCGTCATTGTTTAGTTTAACAGAATTAGAAAGAGGATTGTTATTGTTAGAATATTACAGCTTCTTGGGAATTAAATTCTTCAATCGTTATTTTGGAAAATTAATATACGTAAACGTTTCAGACAGAAAACTATCTGAAGAGACGAAAAACAGAATAAGAGAGATTTGCATTAAAAACTGTCCAGAAATTAAAGACGAGGTGTAAATTTGTGAAACAAGGCGTGTTATAATAAGATGGGAGGTGAAAAAGTGAACATACTGTTAACAAACGATGACGGTTATGAAGCTGAAGGCTTTAGAGAGTTAAAACACGCTTTAGAAGCAGAAGGACACTTTGTGATTGCTTGTTCAACTACAAAAAATGCCAGTGGTTGTGGTTCTGGAAGAGATTTATCGCTACTTTGGGAAGTAGAAGTTCATGAAGACGGAAAAACTCCGATATTTGCCATTAGAACGGACAGAACTGTAAACTGTATAGATTTTGGTAAATTTTATTTTGAAACGCTTGGTAAGGATATAGATATGGTCTTAGTTGGAATTAATCACGGACCTAATTTCACGTGGACTGATTTATACAATTCTGGCACAATGGGTGCAGGAGCTTACGCAGTTCATAAAAAATACACTTCTATAGCGTTATCTGAAATAAATGGACATTACCAATATTTCCCAGAATTAGCCAAATTCGTTGTTGAAAAAATATACCAATTCGATGTTCCTGAAGGAACGTTGTTAAGTATCAACTTTCCTGATTGTAAGCCTGATGAATTCAAAGAAGATTTTGCGGNGCTTCCNTCTAATTTAGATGGTGGTTGGCACAGATATTTTGAAACGCATTCAGATGGCAACGTAATGTATGTAAAAGTGTTACCAGTCCGTGTTCGTAGTATAGCCGAAGAGTTTCTATCACAAAACAAGGCTGTTGTACAATTCTTAAAAGTTCCTTACGAATAGGTGATAATATGGCTAAGCGACTAAGGGCCCCATTTACGTGGATAGGCGGCAAACATTTTATGGTTAAAAAACTCTTGCCTTTAATACCGAAACACCACACGTATGTGGAGGTGTTTGGTGGTGCTGCCAGTTTACTTTTAGCTAAAGATCCATCGCCAGTGGAGGTGTATAACGACATTGACAGTGGGCTAGTTAACTTCTTTAGGGTGCTAAGGGATAAAAATAAGTTTCAGAAATTTTACGAGCAGGTCGTGCTAATGCCTTACTCCCGAGAGGAGTACAATGAATGCCGAGAGACCTGGGACAAAGAAGAGGACGACGTGCAGATGGCAGTTAAATGGTTTGTGGTGGCAAGGCAGAGCTTTAGCGGCAAGTTCGGCAGCTCCTGGGGATATGCTGTAACAAATTCACTACGTGGAATGGCGGATCCTATAAGCAGGTACTGGGGAGCCATAGACATGTTACCTGAGGTTGCTGAGAGGNTGTTACGGGTTCAGATAGAGCACAACGATTNTAGAAAAATTCTTAAGGCGTACGATACCGAAAACACCTTCTTTTACTTAGATCCGCCATATGTGCTAGATACACGAACCGAAGCTGTGTATCGTTACGAGATGGCTTTAGAAGACCATCAGGAGTTAGTGGATATGCTGCTGCACATTACGGGTAAAGCAATGCTATCGGGTTACGACCACGAAGTGTATAAGCCGTTAGAAGAAGCTGGGTGGACTAAATTGGTGTTTGAAGCTAGGTGCTGGGTTACTGGAAAGACTAGAGCCACGAAGTACATCTATAATGACAGCAATAAGCATAAACTTAAGCGTAAAGAGTGTGTTTGGCTAAATTACGTTCCTGCTCCACATAAGCAGATGGAGCTGCTGGGCGTAAAGTATGGGACGGAAAACAATGTTAATCCAGGTAATGGCACCGAGACACAAGGTGAATAGGTGTGGCTAAGCGACTAAGAGCTCCCTTTCCTTGGTATGGAGGAAAACATTATATGGTAAACAAACTATTGCCTTTAATACCGAAGCATCATACATATGTTGAGGTATTTGGAGGCGCTGCCAACCTCTTATTAGCAAAAGAACCTTCTCCTGTAGAAGTCTACAATGATATTGACAGTGGGTTAGTAAACTTCTTCAGAGTTATCAGAGACAAAGACAAATTTAAGCGGTTTTATGAGCAAGTGGTGTTAATTCCTTATTCACGTGAGGAATTTTATTATTGTACAGATACTTGGAGAGACGAAGAAGATGATGTTTTAAGAGCAGTAAAATGGTTTGTAGCTGCAAGGCAAAATTTTAGTGGAAAACTCAGAGCTGGTTGGGGGTATAATGTAACAAAGAGCAGTAAAGGCATGGCAAAACGTGTTAGCGATTGGTTTTCAAGTATAGAGTTGCTTCCAGAAGTATCGGAGCGATTTCTTAGAGTTCAAATAGAGCATAATGACTTTAGAAAAATATTAAAAGCATATGACACAGAAGAAACTTTCTTTTATTTAGACCCTCCTTATGTATTAGAAACTCGTAAATGTAAAGCATATGAACATGAAATGTCTCTCAAAGACCATGAAGATTTAGTAGACTTATTATTACACATTAAAGGTAAAGCAATATTATCTGGATATGAACATAATATCTATAAATCATTAGAACAAGCTGGTTGGATAAAAATAAAAATAGAAGCGAGGTGTCACGCTACTGGAACTACTAAGGGAACAAAATACTTACAAAACAAAGAAAATAGGGAAAAGCTTGAACGCACAGAGTGTGTTTGGCTAAATTACGTTCCTGCTCCACATAAGCAGATGGAGCTGCTGGGCGTAAAGTACGGGACGGAAAACAATGTTAATCCAGGTAATGGCACCGGGACACAAGGTGGTATAATAGTACTATGAATTACGTTAAAATGCAAGATACGGCAATAATGGGTGTGCAGGCACCAGGAGTGTTTTGGTGTGAATTCTGACATTTATGCCGCAGTACGTACACGTGCTAATGGACGCTGTGAGCTGTGTGGTAAGTTAACCAGCGATTTAGAGCTACATCACGTTGTGTCTGGTTACGGGAGACGCCAGCAGTACGAGAGCATTGACACATGCCTAATGCTATGCCATGAATGCCACGAGCAGGTACACAGAGATGCTAAGCTAAACAGAGCATTAAAGCTGTTAACTCAGGAGAGGTTACGGCGTGCTGGTAGAACTGAAGATGAGGTTAGACAGATAATGGGGGGCAGGTTGTTGTGATGCTCAATTCACAGGCCATAAAAGCAGTGAATAAAAGGGGGTGATAGAGTAAATGGGTAGGCAAAAGAAATTCACCGACAGCAAAAAAGAAGCTTTTATTAACCGTATAGCGAATGGGGAGACAATAACTAATATATGTAAGGAGATGGGCATTGATAGTTCAACCTATCGTAAGGCACGCTTAGCTGATCCAGAGTTTGCACAAGCTGTAGATGAAGCTAAGAAGATGCGTCTGCATTTAGTAGAAGATGCTTTATTTCAATCAGCCATTAACGGTAACGTACTTGCTCAGAAATTCTACCTGGTTAACCGTGGCGGTGGCGAGTGGAGGGAGATGCACTACGTTACCCAAGATAGTAAAAGTGAGGTGACGGTAAGGTATGACGAAACGGCCGCCAAAAAAATCATCACTGACGAAGAAAGCAGAAAGCTTTTTAGCCAGCTGTTTGAACGAATACTTCTTAGCCAGGACGATGCCGCTGGGTCTGATGAAGCTGGAGATGGGGAGTAGGTATGTGCATAACTGGCATTTGAGGCTATTAAACGATAAATTGATGGACGTAGCTGAAGGAAAAATAACCCGGTTAATGGTATTCATGCCCCCAAGGCATGCTAAGAGTTCAGTAGTGTCGCATTACTTCGCAGCTTGGTTTTTAGGCAACAACCCAGATAAGAGAGTAATCCTTTCTAGCTACGAAGCCGATTTTGCAGCTTCGTGGGGTAGAAAGGTTAGAGACACCTTAGAACGCTATGGCAAGGACGTGTACGGGGTAAGTATTAGAGAAGATAATTCAGCTNGTAACCGGTGGGAGATAAGCAAGTATGGCGGTGGTATGAACACAGCCGGTGTAGGTGGCAGTATTACGGGTAAAGGTGCAGACCTACTAATCATAGACGACCCAGTAAAAAACGCAGAAGAAGCAAACAGTAAAACGCTTAGGGATAAGGCCTGGGACTGGTACAAGTCTACGGCATACACCAGGTTAGAGCCAGGTGGAAGGGCTATACTTATTCAAACCAGGTGGCATGAAGATGACCTGGCTGGTAGGATACTGAAAGAGATGGAAAACGGTGGGGAACAGTGGGAGCTAATATCGTTACCGGCAGTGGCTGAACAAGACGAGTATTACGAAGGCAAGCTAGTAAGGCATAAAGGAGAAGCGCTATGGCCTGCACGGTATGATGTAGATAAGCTTAAAGAAATAGAAAAAACGCTTGGATCGTATTGGTGGGCTGCTCTGTACCAGCAGAGGCCAGCGCCAGAGGAAGGGTCTATGATAAAACGTAACTGGTGGAAGTTTTATAAAGAGCTGCCTGGTGATATTGATGAGTACATACAAAGCTGGGACATGGCCTTTACGGGTACGGACCAGAGCGACTATGTAGTAGGTCAGGTGTGGGCGCGTAAGGGGGCTAATAAGTATTTAGTAGATCAAGTGAGAGATAAATTAGACTTCCCTAGCACTATAGCGGCAGTAAAAATGCTGTCAGCAAAATACCCGCAAGCATATGCTAAGATAGTGGAAGATAAAGCAAATGGCCCAGCAGTTATCCAATATCTGAAAGATGAAATACCGGGATTAATACCTTACACTCCACAAGGCAGTAAAGTAGCACGGGTAGCAGCAGTCAGTGCTGAGATTGAAGCAGGCAATGTGTACTTGCCAGAAAATGCACCTTGGGTAAATGATTTTATAGAAGAATGTGCAGCATTCCCAAATGGGTTACATGATGACCAGGTAGATGCCATGACACAGGCCTTAATTAGGCTCAG